ATGCGCGGCTCGACCATCATCGCAACGACTTTTTGCATGGATTCATCCGGCTTCGAGTCGGACTATCGCTACCACGCCGGCCACACGAAGGCGGCGATCTACTCGCTCGGCGACGATTACTTCGCCGTCGGCAAGAACGCGCCGAAAGACGTCGTCGGGCAGCCGTGGGAGATGCACCCGGACCAGTGGTTCGCGGAGAAGCACGGCACGAAGTTGTGGCGCGCGCGCATGGCCGTCGAAGAGAAGCCGGCGCCGGCCCCGGCGGCGCCCGCGAAGAAGATCCGTTTCACCGTGAGCGGCTTCGGCGCCTTCCCTGCCGACATGCTCTGCTACGACAGTTGCTATGCAGTCACCGCTGAAGACGTCGCCTCGATCGCGCTCGACACTTCCGAGATGCGAGCGAAAGACTCGCGCCGTCTCGTGCATCTCGAAACGACGAAGTTCAGCGGCCCGACCGAAGCGCGATGGGAGTCGTTCGGCTGGAAGATCGTCGACGCAGCCTTCTTCCCGAGCGCGATCCAGACCGCGGGCGAATACCTCGACTCGCGGCCGGCGGCGCCGGCTCCGGCGCCAGAGCAGACGCAGCACACGCCCGGCCCGTGGCAACACACGCGAGGCGACTTCCTCTCGATCTGCGACTCCGACGGCGTGAAGCGCGGTTGCGCCCCGATCGCGCGGATCGCGGGCGGCTACAACGCGGAGACGCGCGCCGAAGCCCGCGCGAATGCTCGCTTGATCGTGAAAGCTCCGGAGATGCGCGATCTCCTGCGCGAAGCCGCCGACTATCTCTCCTGCATCCCGGAGACGGCAGCCGGCGGAGACGATGACGCCGGGAAGCTGGCGAAGCGGATCCGCGACGCGATCGGGGAAAAGCCGTGAGCGACTTCCGCACCCGCCGCGCCCGGCCCGACGAACTCAAGCCCTGCCCCTTCTGCGGGAGCCCCGATATCGCGAACGTCTCCGCCGGGCATGCCTGCGCCTCGAACGTATGGCACGCCGGGGACGCGATCTTCGCGGTGAACTGTAAGAAGTGCGGCGCGTCCGTGCCGAACCGATACCGGAACGATCTCGTCGTCGCGGAGTGGAACTCGCGCGCAGCCGACGCCGCCCCGGAGCTTGTCAAAGCGCTGCGCCCCTTCGCCGCGCTTCTGCAGCCGCACCACTACGAAGACCGGGACGCGCAACCGATCTTCGGCATCAACGGCGCATCCTTCACGGTCGGCGACTTGCGCGCCGCCGTCGCCGCCATCGCGAAAGCAACCCGGCCGCCTATCGCGCGCTCGTGAAGTCGTGCGACTGCCACGAGTTGAGCCCGGCCCGGACCGATCGCAGAACGACGCGGAAGCTGTTGTTCAGCCGGCCGAGCCCGCAGTCGGCGACTTCCGTCGTCCAGACTTGCGACGTCCCGGTAAGCCCGGTATAGGTCCGGCGGAGCGTGTTCGTCTCGTCGTAGAGTTCGAGCGTGTAGGTCGTGCCCGCCTCCGGCCCTATGGAGGCCGCCAGCGTGTCGACGATCGTGTCGGCCTGCAGAACCCTGTCCCGGTGCGTCCATGCGACTGTGAGCGCTCCTGTGACCGTTGCGGGGTATCGTGAGCCGTTCAGGGTCAGATCGCCCGGCGGATACGGGCGGCCGAACCGGCGATTCGTGGTGACCGTCGCCGTCGGCGAACTGCCTTCGGCCAGAATGCTCCCGGTCGCGACCGTGCGGAATCGCCCCTGCACCGTCTCGCCGACGCCATAGAGCGTCGTATCGTCCCCGGTCAGATCATCCAGCCCCCAAAAGACGACGCCGCCCGCGTGCGCCTGCGGCACGGTATCGAGGCAGCCGCGCGCGATGCCGATCACGAGCCCGGCGATCGACTGAACCCGGACGATCTCGGATCCGAGAAACGCGATCGTGCCGGTCGCCAGCATCTCCGGATCCGACAGGCTCGCGAGCGTGATCGAAGTCGCCGTTCGCGAGATCCCGGTCGCCAGCGTTCCGCGCGCCGCGAACGGAGCCCGCTCGCGCGGCTCATAGGCGGCCGCGCCGACGCGCGTCTCGAAGTCGTAGCCGAGCGACACGATCGCGGGCGGGCGGCCGCAGACGCCGCCGACGAAGCAGTCCGCGTTCGTGTAGAGCGCGAAGTTCGCCGCGTCTGTCGAGCGCGCCACCTGTCGATACGGCGCCTCGATCATCGTCGCTTCGATCGGCGCGACCGGCGCGGTAGACGGCGGGATCCAGCCGGCCGGCTGTTGCGCGACATAGCTCGTAGTCGGCAGCCCGAAGACGTCTTCCAGAGCCTCGATCGTGATCGTCCCGGACGTGAGCGAGCCATAGTCGATGCGCCCGATCCGAAGCGGCATGTCGACGATGCCGAGCTTCGGCCATGAGAACCGAATCAGCCCGCCCGGCATCAGCGCATACGCCGTGCGGTTCACGGTAAGACGAACTTTCGCGAGCATCGCGGCCGCGGCCTGCAGATCCCTTTGCGCGATCCGGCTCGCCAGCGCGAAAGTCGGGATCCCGGGGTAGTCTTTCGCCTGCGACACTACGCCGCCTTGCGACGTGACGTTCGCCAGATCCTGCACGGTTACGGAGCCGTCTTTTCCCGTGACCGGATCCCGATAGGTGATCCGAACTTCGTTCACTGTCTCGGACAGCGCGCGCCGGCTAAACGAGTCGAGCGATACGACGTTGTCTTCGTTGAAGAGCGGCAGCGATCCTACGGAGTAGCCACCGCGAATCGCGGTTAGCGTGAAGAGCCCGGTCCGGCGATCGACGCCGAGAACGGCGCCCGCGTGATCGCACACAAGCTGCACGAAGCGCTCGATCGCGTCGCTCGCGGTGAACTGCAGGCAAAGCCCGATCCCTTCGGCGTGGAACGCGTCGGCGGCCGTCGTGAAGCTGGACACGTCGATCGAAGCCGGCGGGTAGCCCATCCCCCATTCCGGATCCGTGATGCACTGATAGATGATATGCGCCGGGTTCATGGCGCCGATCGCGCCGAGCGTTACCTGCGCCCGGGCCGGATAGAAGACCGGCGTTCTCCAGCCCGCGGTGATGCGCCGGATCTTGAACGCCCACGGCTTGATGTAGGGGTTCATCGCGGCGACCAGCCCGCCCTTGAAGACGCACGACAGGATCCCGCGGTATGCCGGCTGCACGCCGCCCTGCACGGCGGCGAGATAAGCGTTCGCGCCTTGCGTCGGCTCGCCCATCATGACATCCAGTTCGCCGACGATGCCGCCCTCGCGCTCTTCGCCGCCGAACAGGTTCGGCGCGTTGATCGAGATCGCGCCGCTCACGGTTTGCGAGCCGGCCCATGCCGTGCGATCGCCAGCCCGGATCTCCAGAAGCGCATCCCCGGGACCATACGACAGCCCGAAGTGCAGCCCCATGAAATACCGATAGCCGACCGTTACCGACTTCCGTCCGCCGCTCATGCCTCAACCTTTCGCGCGTGATCGCAGACCGCCAGCGCGTAGTGATCGCCCGTCGCTTCGAGCTTCTTCGCGTCGATGCCGTCGGCGAGAAAGTCGGACCAATCGAACCCGTGCCGCTCGAACCACGCGCGCGCGCCGCGGGAGCATAGCCCGATCTCGCGAAGATGCTTCATCGTGACCGTCGTCATTTCTTGCCGCCCTTCTTGCGGATCGGATCGGTCCGGAGTGCGCCATACCATAGGACGTTAGGACCGGCGACCCAAACTTCTCCGAAGATGACAGGGATCGCTTTTCCCTCTTCCGCGACGGGTACGGTGAAGTCGCCGACGCCCGGCGGCTTCTGTTGCGGAGGCTTCGGCGCGAGCGCGATCGAGATCAGCGAGGCGACGACGAGAACGGCGATTGCGGTGAACGGATCCATCGTCTTTCCCTCAGTAGACCGGCGAGCCGTCGAACGGGTTCTTCGACGGAATGTAGGGCATGCCTCCGAAGTTGAGCGCGTTAGCGAACTTCGAGGCGCACGTCGCGAGCGTGTGATCGCATCCCGGAAAGACGATCACCGTCGAGCCCATAGACAGCCCGGACGCGATCTGCGAAAGCGTGATCGCCTCGCCCGCGTGATTCGTGATCGACCGTCGCTCGACCTGTCCGTCTGGCTTCGCCATCTGCAGGTATCCGCCCGAGAGATATCCAGCCGGCAACGTGCCGAAGATCGTCGCGCTCACCACGAGCCCGGAGACAGAAGCGACCGTCGCGATCGTCTGGAACGAAGCGTCCACGACTTTGCATTCGCCCTTGTACAGCACATGCGGGCATGTTCTCTGATACGCGCGTCGCAGCCCGGGCCGACGGATCGACGTATAGACAGACTCGCACGTCACCGATGCGATGGCGCCCGCGAAGTCGACCGACACAATCCGGCCCTGCCAGACGACCGCGAACTCGGCGTCTGGATCTCCGATATGACGCTGCAGGACCGATACCGTAATCACGTCGGCCGGCGCGGCGACCCGGTGCCAATCGGCGACCTCCACGATCCGCGGCATCGTGATCGTGATCCCTGCGCGCGAAGCCTCGACGCTACTTTCGACCGAAGTGCGAGAGATCGCCGTTCGCGCGAAAGTCTGCCCGAGATAGACGATATCGCGATCGCCGCTCGCCAGCCGCACGCGATAGACGCCTCGCGTGAATTCGTAGATCTCAGTTGGAGCGCCAAGATCCGCGCTCGTCTCTCGTGCGTCATAGGTCATGGCGGAACCCCGTGAATTGCGTCCGGACCTCGAAGCTTTCGCCGGTGAAGTGTCCGATCTCGACAGCGTCGGCCGACTGCCGGTAGAGCGTCATGAAGGAAACCGATTGCACGTCGGCCGCGAGCAGCGCCGGCCCGATCGACGGCGTTATCGTGATCTGCTCGACCGTGTCCGAGAACTCGCTCGCCCCGGTGATCTTGTGATAGCTCACCACGCCGTTTCGTCGCTCGATCCGAATGTGGTTCCGGCCGGGCGAAGTCGCTTGATAGATCGAGATCTTCTGGTTCTCGATGTTGATCTGCGTCGCGTTCAGCGCGAGATCTGCGACCACCCGCATATCGCGCGACCGCGTCGATATCCAGACCGCCCCCGCCTTGCCGGCGAGCAGGTACAGCAGAGCCCGCACGGAAGCCTTCTGCGCGCGCGTGACGGCGTGCCACCCATAGGCAACGGTCAGCGCAGGGATCCCGCTTTCGTCGTCCCTGAACGGGTAGCCGGTCGCGTTGTCGAAGTCTTCGAGCTTGCGTTCGTAGGAGGCCGTCACGGAGCCTGCGAGCAGCGCGGGCGCATCCAGTACCGGATACCCGAGATACAGCGGAAGAACGCCTGCAGCGACGTCCGCGGGCAGCACTGCGGAAAAGCGCGCGCTCACGATCGACGCGTCCGGATTGAAGCGCTCGACGCGAATCGACGGATCCATCTGCATGATGACGGCGGGGTAAAAGACGGAGCCCGCCGGCCATGCAGCGCTAACCGGCCGCGAGAAGGTGACGGTCGAAGCCGTGAAGCTGGCGACCTCTACGATCTCCGCGTTCCGGTTGCCGTTCGAGATGATCGCATAGTTACCGACGATGAATTCGCGATTGACCGTCGAGACAGCGATCGACGTCGCTCCGGCCGACAGAGGCGCCGCGATCGGCTGCCCGTCCCACCAGAGCGGCATAGCCCACGAGCGCGCGCCCCATCCGAACGCGGCAGCTTCCAGCCGCTGCCGATCGTTGTCGACCATGAGCGTCTGCAGTTCGATCGTTCGCCGGGCGCCCTGCCGAAGTCGGCGCCGCTGCTCCTTGCCGTTGAAGCTGCGCAGGACGTCGGTGAGCCATTCGAGCCGCTCCGAGATAACCGGGGTCCAGTTCGGCTGCCATAGCCACGGAACCGCACGGCTGCCGATCATCGTGATCGTTCTCGCGTCGCCCGTCGAGAATGACAGAAGCCACGAAGCGCCGATCGCTGGCGGCCCTTCCGGCGTGACCGTGATCGTATAGCTCCGGTCCTGCATTGGCCCATAGAGCAGCGGCGGCGCGCTCTGCCCGCTTATGCCGATACCCTCCGCGTTCGTCGGCGCAATCGACAGAAGTAGCGCATCGAAAGAAGTCGCGTTCCAGATCGAGAACGTCCGCGTCGTCGTGCCGGCGATATTGCCGAGCGTGAACGAGAGCGGCGACACATGGATCCGGTAAAGAAGATCGTCGGCGTATAGCGCGCCGCGCTGCCCCGCAAAGACGATCGGGTTTTCGCCGATGGGAAGATTGTCGGTTTGCGGCCCGCCCTGCAGCGGCGCGCGAGTCACCTCCGCCCAGACAAGCGGCGTCGGGTTGAAGTCCGCGGCTGCCGCGATCGGCGATGCGTAGTTGGCGAACGCGAGCTGAGAACTCATTCGGTCACTTCAGGAAGGCAAAGCCGAAGTTCGAGCTTTGCGGGATCTGCGCGACGGTCGCCCCCTTTCGCGTGATCGGGAAAGCCTTCCACGTCTCGGTGCCGAGAACGATCTCGTCGCCGGGCGAAAGGTAGGTCATGTCGATAAACCGGAAGCCCGGCGGATCCCCGATGAATGAACAGAGATTCGACGGTCGCTCCGCGAAGCAGAACGCGCGCACGAGCGGCGCGGTCGCGATAGCCGTGATCGGCCCGGCGACCGCTTGCAGAAGCCACGAGCCCGCGCCCGGCTGCCCTGCGTTGGTGTTGTAGCCGCCGATTCCCCCGACGCGCAGGCGCCCGCCAACGAGCCCGCCGCTCGAGGCAGACACGACGCGACTTCCGCTCGCCGCTTCGAGGCATCGAATCTCCGTGCCCGGGAGCGGCCATCCGCCTGCGATGCCGGAGTTATCTTCAAATGGGATCCCGTGCAGGCCGGAGGCCGGATTGTTGATCGCGGGCGACGACAATGCCCACACCGTACCGGCGACGAACTCGCCCCCGGTATAGGTGCCGACACGATCGAGAACGCCTGCCATGAAATGCCGAAACTCTCCGGTCGCGACTTCGACCGTGCAATGAATGAACGGCCCGCTGCGCCCTGTCCCCTCGAAAAAATGGTACGACAGATAAGGTCCGAGAATGCTCGTCGCGCCGGTGCCGCCGCCGACGCCGGCTTGCGAAGAAGGGTCGACGCCGGCGTTATAGCTCGTCGCGTAGTAGCAGAAGATATTCCCCGCGACCGGCGAATGCGTGCCATTGATCGCGCCTTGAAACTCGATGAAGTTGAAAAAGGAGCCGCTCCGAGAAACGGAAAGCCAGCGCCATGTAGGGTGCGCGATCTGAAAGCGCCATGCCTGAATCGTCCATCCCTGCGCCAGTAGAAACGCGCGAAGCTTGTCGAGAAGATCCGCGTTCCCTGTTGCCGTGCCGGTTGCGTATGCCATCAGTCGAGCCTTTGCGCAGCGTAGTCGCCCGCCGTGTTGCGGGAAACATTTTGTAGAACGAGATGATCTATTCGATTCTCTCGGATGATGTTTTCTGCAGCAGTCCCGAAGCCTGTCGTCCAGAAGAAGCCGTCAAGCTCCCCCATCGGTCCGACTCCAGAAATCAAAGGAACGATCGGCAGCAGCGGATATCCCCCGCCGAAGTTCTCGCGCACAATCGAAAGCGACGCGCCGCCGCCAGAAAGCGCGTTCGGATACATCCGACTTGCGCCGCTTGTCGGGGAAGTGTTGTTCGCGTGCGTCGCGAGCGAGCGCCACGTTCCGGCAATGTCTCGCACGAACGCCTGTCCGCCGGTATCTGCGCATCTCCAGAAGTTGTGCGCGGTGATCTGATCGCTCGACGACCAACGAACGCTAATCAGGCTCACCGAGCCGCCGACGAACACCGGCAGAGGATAGGCGGACGGCCGCGCATAGGGCAGCATCAATCCAGCGTAGAAGCAATGGTAAGTCGTCGACGCCTTCACCGTGCCGCAGAATCGGCGCCCGTTCGCGGTGATCCAATAAGTCTGCGCGCCGTTCGACGAAGCGACGATCGCGAAGTTACCGATCCCCGGCTGCGACGAATAGCTGGCGAGCGGATCGAACGTCGTGCAATGCGCGACGGCCAGAGCATAGGTATCGGTCGCCGGCTGCGCGAACGCCCCGACCACGAAGAACGCATTCGCGAGCGTCCCGTCGTTGCCCGGCGCCTGCACAATGAAGTGCGGCCAATCGTTCGAGAGCGTGTCTTGACTATTCGCGTTCAGGTAGAAGTCGACGGCCGCGATAGATAGCGTCGCTGACGCGGCTGCGGTGAAGTTCACGCGCCACCACAGATGATTTCCGGCAGCGGGCACAGCAAAGCGCCGCATGACACCGAGAATCCATCCGGTCGTGAGCCCGGAAAAAGTCTGCGCCGTCGTCCATGTCGAGCCGTCGTCGGACCATTGCACGGTGAACGCCGTCGGAGCTTGCGCAACGATGGGCGTCGTTATGCCTACCTCGCGGATTTCCGCAGACGCGATGATCCGAACGCCTGCCGTCTGCGGAAATACGGTAGCGGTTGCAGCCGTGCCGGGGTTCTGGTCGAAGATGTTCGCGCCGTTCGTCCAGCCTCCAGAGAACGTGCGGTCGCCCGGGTAAGAGCCATTGAACGGCCGCGACAGCGTCCAGCGCGGAGAAGTCTGGATCCGCCAGATATCGCCGGCAATGTACGCCGTCCCGCCTGCGGTGATCGTGAAGGCGATTCGCGCGTTCGAGTAGGGCGTGCCGACGGTCGCTGCCGCCTGCGCGCCCGATACGGAGCCGACAACGGTGAAGTTCGTCGCGCTCGTCGCAGTGATCGTCCACGTCTCCGCGACGCTCGTCGCCGTGCCGTTGTAGTTGACGAGATCGCCGGTTCCCGTGCCGGTGAACGTCTTCCCGAACGCGTGCCCGGTGCCGTTCAGGAAAGTCTGAATCCGCGTCATCAAGTCCGCGAAGTTGGTTGCGACTGCAGTCTGAAAGCTCATGCGCGCCTTATCCGAGAAGTTGTTTGATCTGCCCGCGGTTGCGCGTGATCGTGTTCACGATCGTCCGCTCGCCGCTCGCGCTCGACATGTAGTCATCGACGAGATTCGGATCGACCACGTTGACCACGCGCACGCCGCCACCGGCGCCGCCACCGTTCGCCGAGTTCTTCGGATCCCCGCGCGAGAGAACCTCTTCGCCCGTCTGCAGGATCGCGGGGAACTCGTCGGCCTTCAGCCCCGAATGAAGCCGCGGCGCACCGGCGAACACCCACGAAGGCACCGCGCGCTGTGGACCGACTTCCGCCCGGCCGCCAGCGTGCTTCGTCGTTGCGAAGAGCTTCCCGAAGCTCGAACCGAGCCCCGGTGAGATCGCGTTCAAGACTGCGATCGTAGCCTGCAACGCGACGATCTGAGCAGCCGCCGCGGCGACCTGTTGCGCGAAGTTCGCGAAGAAGCCGCGGATCGCATCGCCGGCCGATACGGATCCGCTCGCGATGTTCTTGAAAAAGTCCTGCAGCGACTGGAAGCCCGCGGTCGCGATGTTCGAGGCAAAGTTCCGTTGCGCGTTGTCTAGAGATCCGCGAAGGCTGTTCAGCGCGAGATCGATCCCGGATAGCCCATCGCGCCGAAGACGGGCGAGCGCTTCGGTCGATGCGTTGAATCCGGCGATGATCTGCGGATCGTTCGATCGCTCCGCTAGGATCCGAAGCTCTTCGTTCAGACGCTGGAGATCAGCCGTCGCAGCGCGCCGCGCCTCCGCGTTGCGCGTCTCACCCTCGCCGAAAGACAGCGTCCCGGCCGTGCGTTGATCGGCCGTCGACTGCAGGCTTCGCGATAGTTCGGACTGAACGCGCTCGAACTGCGTTCGCAGATCCGCGAAGCGCGCCCGAGCCGCGTCCGTGTTGATGATCCGATTCACGAGTTCGACGCCGGCTTCGTCGCCCTCTGCGGTCAGCCGTGCGAGCGTGTCCCGGTATTGAAGCTGCAGACGCTGGAGCGCCGCTTCTTCGAGCCTGCCCTGTTGTTCCAGTCGCGTGATATCGAGCCGGATCCGCTCGTCGGCCAGAGCCTGCGCGAGTTGCCGCTCTTCCTGCCCGCGGTCGCGCGCGATGTTCCCCCGCTCGACGCGCAGACGCTCGACAGCGGTCGCCGCCCGGCTCGCTTCGTCCTGCTTCCGACCCTTGATCGCCTCTGCGAGCTTCCGCTGTTCCTGCGCGATCTCCGCGTCGATCGCCTGCGTCTGCAGCGTCTGACGCCGATCGAGATACTCCTGCAGCGACACGCCCGCGACGCGGTAGAGCGCTTCGAGTTGCTTGATCGCGTCGGCTGCAGCGTCCCGCGTGAGCGCGAACGAGTCGACGATCGGCCCGGTGAAGTTGTCGCCCTTGCCCGCGGCGCCCCGTCCCGGTCGGCCCGTTCCGGTGCCGGTGCCCGGCGCGCGCCCTGACACGCGCGACGCCTGCGCGGCATCCCGGATCCGCTTCGCCTCAGAGAGCGCCCTCTCGCGCTCTGCGAGAGCCTCTTCCGTTCCGATGTTGGCGTTCGTCTGCGCCGCGGCGTTGCGCGCTTGGAAGCGCGCGAAGGCGGCGTCCCGGCCGGCGCCGTCGAAGAAGTTCCGAGCGTTGTCGCCGACCAGCTTCGTGTAACTGATAACCCGGTCGAAGATCGCGAAAGTCTGGTTCGCGAGGATCTGCACGCTCGCGCGCAGGTTCAACGGGAGTTCATAGAACGCGCGCCCGAGAACCTGCCCCATGTTCTCGCCGCTGTCGATGATGTTGTTCGTCTCGGCGTTGATGAAGTCGGCCGCGATAGCGAAGTCTTTCGCCAGCGCGGCGACGGACTGCGAAACGACGGACGCCCATCCGGTAACGCTCGACAAGAAGCGATCGGATCCGAGAAAGTCGGCCAGCCCCTTGATCGTATCGGCGATGCCCTTCGTCGCCGCGGTCGTGTTGTTGAACTCGGAGACGATCTTCCGGAACGCGTTCGCGACGAGCGTGATTGACTGCCCGACGGTCAGCGGAAGCTGCGCGAACTGGTCAGAGATCGTCTTTCCCTGCCGCTGAAGAGCCTCGATGACCTGTTGCGAAGAAATCTTCCCCTCTTCGCCGTATTTCTTCAGTTCCCCGCGGGTGATGCCCATCCCCTTCGCGATCGCATCGGCAAGCACCGGCGTCTGTTCGAGGATGGAGTTCAGTTCTTCGCCGCGCAGCGTGCCCGATGCAAGACCCTGCCCGAGTTGCACGAGCGCGGCCTGTGCAGCGGTTGCGCTCGCTCCCGAGAGCGCGACGGCTTGATTGATCGTTTCGACGACGCCGAGCAGCGTTTCTTGACCGACGCCAGATTCCTTCGTCGCGAGCGCGATCCGCTGATAGAGATCGACCGTCGAGGTCAGGCTCGCGCGCGAGCGCTGCGAAAGATCGAAGAGCGCGACTTGTGCCCGGTTGTATTCCTCCGCGGATCCTGTCGCGATGCGAAGGCGCGCGTCGAGCGTCGCCATCTCATCGGCGATCGTCACGAGCTTGACCGCCCCGGCGATCGCCGCTGCAGCCGTCACGAAGCGCCGGATAGACGCCGTCGCGTCGTCGAAGGACTGCGCCAGCTTCCCGGATCCGCCGTCGTCGCCGGCCTTCTTGACCGCCGCGCCGAGCTTCTCGACTTCCTTCTTCGCGCCGGCCGCTTCGGTGCCCGTCTTCTTCATGCCGTCGGCGAGCGGCTTCGTCGCGCCTGCAGCGGCTTCTGCTTCCTTGCCGAGCGCACCGACGCCGGATCCTTTGCCGGCCTTGCGTGCCTCTCCGTCGAGCCCGCGAAGCTCGGCTCGGAGTTTCAAGATCGCGGCGGAGACTTCGTCTAGGTTCGCCGAGATTTTTATCGAGAGATCCGGCGTCGCCATCGTCTACCCTTCGAGCGCTTTCATGTAGCGTTTCCAGCCCGGCCCATCGGCCTGCGCCATGCGCGCGTTTAGAGCCTCCGCGATCCGTCTTTCGCGTTCACGCCGGCCGATCGCGCCCATGAATGCGCGTACCTGCGCCAGCGTGTAGCCGCGGACATCATCCAGCCTATGCCCCGCAGATATCAGGCACTGGACGGCGTCTGTCCAGCCGCCTGCGTCACCACTGCCTGAACTGCGGGACTCAGGCTGCGGGCGAAATAGTCGGAGTTGACCTTGATGATCGGCAGCACAAGCTGAACGAAGTCGACCGCGGAAAGCTCTTCGATCTGCGCGCGGTCGGCCTTCAGCGCAATGACGACGGCTGCGATAAGCGCTTCCCCGTGATCCCCGAGAAGGCGCAGGATCCCGGCGATCTCGAGGCCGTCTTTCAGACCTTCGACGATTGCCGGGAGAACCCCGTTCATCAGCCGGGCGAACGGCGGAAGCTGCGCGATGGTCAGCGGGCGCACGGTGTAGGTGTGCCCGCCGACCGTCACTTCTTCCGACGGGATATCGATCGCGTCGAATTCGCTCATCAGTTCTCTACCCCGACGGTGAAGTATTGCGACAGACCGCCGCCGCGCGATGCATCGGCGAGCAGCTTCCCGGTCATCGACATCTCTGCGAACTCTTCACCGATCAGCGAGAGCGACTCGACGGTTCCGAGCTTCACGCGGAACGCGCGCACGGCAACCCGCTTGCCCGATCGCGCTTCGTTCAGACCGTCGAACATCATCTCGTAATCCTGCGCCGAGTTGACGATCATCTGCACGAGATCGGTCGCGACGCTGGTGAAGTCGGCTTCGAGCGTCTCGCCGTCGGTATAGGCAGCGGTCAGCGAAAGCAGGATTCCGGCGCCGCGAAGCTCATAGTCGACAGCCGCGGTCAGGATGATTCGACCCATGCAAGTGAGCGTTGCGGTGCCGTCCGTGGTCGTGCCGCCGGTCGTGGTGCCAAACACCGGCGGCGCCGCTGCGGTCGTCCCTGCGGTCGTCACGCGGTAGAAGAAGCCGTTCGAGACCGCCGGGACGATGTATGCATTCAGCGCGACGGCGGCCGAGTTCGCCCGCGTAGCTGCCGTGCGGCCGTTCTGTGCCCGCACCACCGGCGCCGGGGAGATCGCGGGGAACTCCGGGAACGGAACGAAGCCGCGGATCGTGGTTCCCTTCGCGCCCGGTCCCATCGACTGATTCGTCTTCGCCACCGCACCGGCGATCGCGGTCACGCTGCCGCGCGCGACGCGCGCGAAGTTGTCCGCGTTCAGATCGTGCAGGGTCAGCGCGATCTCGACGCCGGTCAAGCGGCGAACTTCGTTCTGCGTGCCGCCGCCGGCAAGCATGAAGTTCTTCAGTTCCTTGACCTCTTCTGCCGGCGAGATGGTCAACGCCGAGCAGTTGCCGACTTCGATGAACGGCTGACCGGGGATCGAGATGTTCTTCAGGTACGCGCGGCCGCTGCCGAGATACGAATAATCCGGAACGCTCATTCTTCACTCTCCTTCGTCATTGATCGAGCGAGCCTTTGACGGTCCCGCGTACAGAAAACAGAAGCGGCAGGTAACAGAAGCCGCCGTCATACTCCGGCCCGGGCGCGTCGCGAAGCTTCAGCGTCGCCCCGTTGCCCACGTCGTAGCCGAGCAGCGCGTCGAGAACGGAGAGCGAGATCTCCGAAGCCGCGACCTTCGCTTCGGTCGTGTTGCCGCGGCTCGTGCCGCTCTTCGCCGCGCACACGACGAGGAATTCTTGTTCGATGCCGGTGACGCGACCGCGCCCGACTTCTTCGGAAATGCTGTAGCCGTCATAGATCACGAAGACAGCCGGCGCCTTCTGCCGCAGTTCCGGCACGCGCGCGACGTCGTCTGTCGTGGCGATCGTCACGCCTGAAAGCCGCGCCTGCAGACGCTCGACGAGCTTCGCTTCGTAGGCGGCGAACATTAAACGATCCCCTGCGCTTTCAGCACGATGAAGCGCTTCAGCGACTCGGTAACTTCGTTCGACCACGACTGCGGAAGCTTGATCTCTCCGCCCTGCGTGATCGGCAGGAACGGACGCGCCGGGATCGTGACCTTCTTCGCGAAGATCAATCCGCCGGTCGGCCCCGGGAACACAAGGAACGGACCGCGCTTCGGCCGGATCACCGCGCCGAACTGGTGAACGCGCGCGATGCCGGCGCCGCTGTCCGTCTGGAACTTCGTTCCGACGGTGACGCCCGTCTTATCGGCCTGCGCGGTGAACGACTGCGAGAACCGGCCCGTGTCGCGCAGCGGCTTTCCTGCAGTGTTGTCCTGCACTCCGGCGAAGATGTTCCGGATCCGCTGGTTCCGGCCCTTCTGCGTTACCTTGCCCTTCTCGTTTCGAGCGAGCTTCCGAAACTTGATCGGCGCCCACGCTTGACCGTCCGGGCTCTGCCCGAGCTTGAATCCGACCTTGATCCGCTGCAGCAGCACGGATCCGACCACGCGAAAGGCGCGTTCGAGATCCGCGCCAGCCATCGCGGCGAGCTTCGCTTCGAGCTTGCGCGAGTCCGTCTCAACCTTGAAGATGTCGGCCATCAGTAGCCCGCGAGCGTTTCGCTCGTGAAGACGCGATCCGCACTGTAGTAAGCGACATCGACGCCGGCCGCCGGCACAACGCCGTTGACGTCGGGCGGAAGATGAATCGTCCCGCGCGAAAGCTGCACGAGTTGGTCGAGCGCGTCATCTCGCCGAAGACGAACCTCTTCCGGGCTCCGCTCGTCCCACAGGTTGAAGCGAGTCAGATCGAGCGACCATGCCTTTACAAGCTGCGGCACCACGAGCAGCGGCAGCGTATATCGCGCGTTGATGTAGCCATCGATCAGCGCAGCCGCGTCCGCTTCCGCCGCGGTGAAGACGGTCGCGTCATCGCCGGTAAGCTCCGAGAGTTCCTCTTCGGAGAACCGTTTCGCGAATTCGTCGGAAGTGATGTAGGGCATCAGCGCTGCTCGATCCTGAAGAAGAGAGTCCGCTCGTCGGTCCGGCCGCCGGTCGTCACGATGCGGCAGACGACAGAGCCTTCCGTTCCGACCGTGCCGCCCGAGATCCAGACGGTAACGATCCCGTCTGCATGGCTCGAACTGTCGACCGTTACCGCGGATCCGGTTGCGACGATGCTCGCGATCGTGTCCACCGGCGCATGCGACGCGAGCCACCGTCGCCAGTCGAATTGATAGTCGAGAACTGCTTCCGGATCCTTCGTGATCGTCGGTTTCCCGGCGACCGTTACGATCTTATCTGCCATGTTTGCCCCTCTGCGCCTGTAACCAGTAATCGAAGGATCACGCGACTTTCAGCGCGCGAAGCTCGACCGACACCGACAGCCGGCGCGATTCCGCCGGCACCGCATATGCGCGAGACTCCGCGGAGATCACGAGCCGCCGGTCGAGCGGATCCGACAGCACGACACTTCCGCTGGTCGTCGCCGTGATAAGCCCGCCGACACCTTCGAGTGTTGCCTCGCTCGCCGCCGCGATCCGAATCGAGATCGACGCCGATCCGGTCACGCCGTCGAGAGTCGCCACGGACTGCGCAGAGACCCTCAGAGCGGCCGAAGCCGATCCCGATACGCCGGCAAGGGTCGCGGACGAAGTCGCCGCCACGCGCACGGCAGCGGTCGTAGCGCCGGTGATTCCGGCCAGCGTCGCCGCGCTCGCCGCCGAGATCCGAAGCGTCGCCGTCGCGCTGCCGGAGACGCCTTCGAGCGTCGCCGCGCTCGCCGCCGAGATCCGAAGCGTCGCCGTCGCGCTGCCGGAGACGCCTTCGAGCGTCGCCGCGCTCGCCGCGTTGATCCCGCCGCCTGCCGCCGCGCCTCTCAGCAGCAGTAAGAGCATTGCGCGCCCCTCTTATGCGAAGACGAGTTCGCCGACGACTTCCCCGACCCCGGTCGCCGTCGCATCCGCGTCCGCGCTTCCGGTGACGATCGTCATACCGATGCCGGTTGCGAAGCCGATGCCGCCCTCGAAAGCGTTCTGCGCGAGCCCGCCCGGAGGAATCGCGATCACACGGACCACGCCGGTCCCGGCCGTCGGAAGCGTCGTGATGTTGTGCAGCTTGACGTATCGCCACGCCGCCGACGTGTTCCCGAACGACCATCCGATCACGCGACCGGCCGCGGCCTTGACGATGGCTGCGTTCGTCGTCGCCGCAGAGATCACCTTCAGGGAACTCGCCGCGCCGGTCGCGTTCGCTCGATACTGCGTGCCGACGTCGCCGGCCAAGTTCGTGCCGGCCGCGAGCGTCGGCGTGTTCGTTCCGAGCGTCACGGCGACCGTGTTCGCGACGTTCACGCTCGGAGCGTTGATGTTGCCCTGCGACCGGAATCCCTGAATGAAGACAGGGAAGTTCGCGAACTTTTCGACTGACACGAAAGAAATCGTGTAGGTCGAAGACGACGCCGGAGCGGTCGTTCCGTTGAAGCTCCAGAGGAAGACGCGCAGATCGAGATTGTCGTCGGGCAGATTCTCAAGCCGGCTCGCGCGCGCGGTGAAGTTCGGCGTCGTGCTACTGGCGCGGAGCGCATCCGACATGAAGACTTCGCGCCCGGTGATGTCCGTCTGCAGCACAACGCCCGGCGAAGCAGTCGTGTTGATCGTCGCCGCAGTATCGCCGCTCGCCCATCCGCGCCGCTGCGCGTCGAAGTTGACCGTCGTCGCGCCGGTTCCATTGAACAGGAACCGAACGTATGTATGCCCGAAGAGCGCGAGCGTACCCGTACCCGTCGCCGGCCAGCCTGCGACAGTGAAATTGATCGTGTCTGCGTTCGGGATCGACGCGATCGCATAGCGGCCGGGCACGCCGGCTGCGCCTGTGATGCCGCCCAAGCACATGAACTGCCCGACGTTCTGCGCGGTGAAGCCGTGCGCGGTCCGCGAGACGGACACGCTCGTCGCACTGTTGATCGTGTAGGTCAGCCCGGATCCGACGAGATCCGCGAGCAGCGCCGCGAGGTTGTTGTTCGCGATCCGCTGCGACATGACAGCGGATAAGCGAAGTCGCAGGCTTCCTCGCCATGAGCGCAGCGACCAAGTCAAGAACTCCGCATTCGTCGCGGTGCCGGCGACGACCGCGAGCGCGCCGTTCGCCTGCGAGAACGAGACGCCGGTTCCGACGATCGCCGTATTGAACTGTGGATCGAGAACGCCCGCGCCGACGCTGGAGAAAGACGCGTTCCACACGTCCTGACCGACCGGACGGAACGGGAACGCCGCGACTTGATTGTCCGGGATCGTGAACGTCGCCTCGATCGGGATCTTCGTGGTACCGACGCCGCCATCGAAGCGGGCGATCTGAACATGCCGGCCGGACGCGAGTTCCGTCGTCTCGATCGGCTCGCCGGTGCCGGGAAGCGTGACGCCGTCGGACATGGTTACGCGTTCCCGTCGGTGCGCGTGAAGCCGGTCAGCGTGACAACCTGCCCGATCGAAGACACGCTCGTCGCATCGACGGTGCAATCGCCGCCGCCGCCGGTAAGCGTTACGTTCCCTTGCTCGTGACAGACCGCGCCGGTCGAGTCGACCACGCGGTAATGCGCGATCGTTCCGACGGCGACAGCCGCGACCGAAGGCGTCCCGATCAGCGTCACGGCACCGGAAGCCGGCGCGTTCAGCCAGTCGGACGCGAGAACGATCTCGGCGAGCAGCGTCCCCGAAGCCGCCGCGGCGCAGTTCGCCGGCTGCGCGCCGGTGCGAAGCTGCAGCCGCGGCGCGGTGCCGATGATCGTCTCGAACGCCCCGACGCGCGCGTTACGGAGCGCAACCGAAAGTTGGATCGCCACGGTCGATTACGCTGCCGGCGGAGTGTCGGCGCCGGCCGGAGCCGGATCGGTTTCGGTCGCCGGCTTGTCGTCCGCGGGCGCCTTCTCGCGCTTCTTGCGGGCCGGCTCGATCGCGGAGCCGCCCTTGATAAGCGTCTCGGCTTGCTCTTCGGAGACGTCCAGCGTCGCGCCGGCTTCGTATTCCTTGCCGTCGTGGTTGATCTTCGAGATCGCTTCGATCTTCATTGTTCGATGTCCTTGCGGTCAGAAAAAAGCGGGCGGAACCCGTGAGGATCCCGCCCGCGAAGCCCCGGACTGAACCGGGCGGAGGATCCGTTTACGCTACCGCGTCGCGGAACAGATACCCGACGTCCGACGCGACCACGAGTTCGCGAACCGACTCACCGACGCGCGCACGCTGCGAGCCGCGGAGACCGATCTTCGGCTCTGCGATCGAGCCGGCGACGCGCGAGCCCCATTCGGCCGTGAAGCCGAAAGTCACCGCGTTGCCGCGGATCGAGGCGGCCGGGTTCTGGTGCAGGAAGGCTGCATGCCGCCCCCACAGACGCGACAGCGATGCCGTCTGCCCGGGCTTCGCCGTGTTGATCCACGCGTTGCCGATGTAGATCGCGTCGAGTTCGAGCAGTTCGCGAACGGCTTCCACGGTCGCCGGGCGGCCGCCGGCAGCGGTCGTCGGCGTGTTGCCCATACCCGACGGCGCGAGCGCTGCGGTGATGCGCGGATGCGTGCGCAGCCGCTGCCACGTCACGCGCGAGAAGACGCCGATGTTCGGGCGCATCAGCATCGTATCGAATGCCGACATGATCGCGGTGTAGGGATCCGAGTTCGCGAAGTCCGACCACTGGCTCGTGCCGGACAGGGTCGCGCGGTTCGCGGCCGGGTAGGTCGTGAGCGTGGTCAGCAGGTTCGCGACGCGCCGTTCGCGGTCGAGCGCGACCAGTTCGGCGATGCCTTCCACTGCACGGCCCATCGGATCATAGCCGGGCGGCGCGCTGGTGATGTCTTCCTGCGGGACGACGTCGTCGAGACCGTAGTCGTTCACGAAGCTCGCGACTTCCGTGCTGGTGAACTGCACTTCGGACGGCGAGCCCTTGCGGCCGACCTGCGTTTCCGGGACGGTGAACATCTCGTCGCGGTTGAACTGTTGCCACTTGAACTCGCGCGAAGGAACCGCGGTTCGCGGCATGACAGCGTCCGCGATGTATTCTTCGTTCTTGTACGCGAGCGCGATCGCGGTCAGCGTCTGTTGAATGGGAAACGGGAAATTCATGGACATGATGCGGTGCCCCTTTCAGTGAGCGAAGAAGTTCGCGATCGCGCGAGTTCGAGACGTTGAAGGATCAGCCCTGCACGGCGCCGGCAGAGATCAGAACGGCGCCGAGATCGCCGACGACACCGGCGACCATCGCGACACCGATCACGCGGTTATTCACGCCGGCCGCGGGCGCCGCGGTGACTGCGCGCCCGGTCGCGTCGGAAGTCAGCATCGAGCCGACGGCGACGGTGCCGCCGTATTCCACCGTGGCGACGCCGTCGAGAATCACGTCTTGCACGTCGGCCGCGGCCGTCGAGCCGATCGCATCCGAGATGCCGAACATGAATTCGGTCGCGGCCGGGCCGGCTGCCTGAATGACCGTGCGCTCGTCGGCGCCGAACTTCACGATCCGATGGCGAGCGATCGCGGCGCCGCTGTTGAACGTCTTCACCAATCCTTCATTGCGCATTGCGTGATCTCCTAGATCTGTTGCCGAGCGAGCCGGCTATGGGTGAGCGGGCCGCTTACGCGGTGAATTCGGCTTCGACTTGCGCGACGGCGTCGGTGAACGACAGGAACTTCCCGGCGGCTTTCTGGTCCGCGACCAGCTTCTGCGCCTTGTCGGAGATCGCCTTCGCGGTCACGCCTTCGGCGGCGCCTTTGCCCTTGTTGCTGCCGGAAAGCTCGTTGTAGTTCACGACGACCGGGCCGGCGGCCAGATTCGCGAGGTACACGCCGCGTTGCGTGAGCTTCTTCGCTTCGGCGCCTTCGCCGAAGTCGAAGGTCGCGTCCGCGTCGGCCAGCGACATCGCGAAGTCTGCGGTCGCCTTCTGCGCAGCCGGCAAGATCCGGCCTTCGGTGACGAGCTTCGCGATCGCGGCATCGACGCCGGCACGCGCGAGAACGGCTTCGCGCTCGGCGAAGCTGGCGACCTGTGCCTTCAGGGTCGCGACTTCGGCTTCGGCCGCGGCTTGCTTCGCGAGCGCGGCGTCTTTCGCGGCGACTTCGGCGTCGAGTTGATCTTTCGTGATGCTCATATCGGCGGATCCTTCTTCGGTTTTCGGTTCGTTGAACATCGGGCCGGGAACGTCCGCGGCCGTCTTCCTGCCTTCAGCTTCGAGATCCGCGACGAGATAGTCGGGAAGCACCGAATCGGCCTTCTCGACGCCCCATTCGCCGATGAAAAAGTCGCGCATGCGGCGCGCCATCGAGCCCATAAGAGAGGCGATCCATTGCGAGTCGGCGAACTCGACGACGCCGTCTTCGGCTTCACCGAAGGCGACTTCTCGAAGTCCCTTCACCGCGGGAGGCTGCGCCCCAAGGAATCCGACGTGGCGCAGGTAGTACGCGCCCGGCTTCGGATTGTTCGGCGCGTCCGGCGTGTAGAAGCTCGCGCTCCGCTTCTTGAACCGGCCGGAGACGACCATCTCGGAGAAGGCTTCGTCGAGTTGGATCGGCTCGGCAACGATGGCGCCTTCGTCGAAAGAGATCGACTTGATCCAGCCATAGGCCGGACCGTTGTCGACCGGATGCCCGACGACGATCGGCGCTTCGTGGACTGCGGGATCGTATGCAGCGACGGCCGCCCGGAGATCGTCTTCGCTGAACTCGATCGACCGGCCGCTCGCGGCAATGTGCTTGCCCGCTCGGAAGATTTGAAAAGGCTTCATGGCGCCCGACTCTAGTCACCGGCTGCGGGCGCCGCGACTGTAACCAGTCACCGAGAGTTGTTTTTCTGAAAATAAATGCTACCGGCTGTTGCATTCCCTACCGCGTAGGGTAGCATTCCTTCCATGCGCTGCGTTCTGTAGCGCAAACAACCACCGGAGAAAACAACATGGCGCACCTTCTGGCAAAGACCGACGGCAAATACGCGATGGCATACCTCGGCGAGACCCCGTGGCACGGGCTCGGACAGGCGATGCAGAGCGACTCGACGTTCGAGGAATGGCTCGCAGCGTCCGGACTTACCTACGAACTGGAGACCGCCGAAGTCCGCTACGAAGTCGCCGGCAACATGCTTGCGATGCCGAGCCGGCGCGTGATCCTGCGCAACGACACGAACAAGGCGATCGGCGTCGTCGGCAACGGCTACCAGCCCGTACAGCCGCGCACGGTGATGGAGTTCTTCCGGGATCTCTGCAGCGACATGGGATACCGTCTGGAGACGGCAGGCGCGCTCAAGGGCGGCGCGGTGTATTGGGCAATGGCTCGCACGCCGGAGACCGTCACGCTCAACACGAACGGCCAGAAAGACACGATCGATCAGTTCGTTCTGCTTTCCACGTCGGCAGACGGCAGCCGCTCGACGACCGGGCAGTTCACTTCGGTCCGCGTCGTCTGCAACAACACGCTTTCCCTCGCCCGGGCATCGACCGCGGACGACGCGAAGCGCTTCGAGAAAGCTGTCGCCCGGATCCCGCACTCGACAGAGTTCGACGCCGACGCGATGAAGCGCTCGCTCGGACTGGTGCAGCAGCGCGACTCGTGGACGTCCTTCGTCGATCAGATGGAACGCCTTCAGAAAGTGACCGTCTCGGACGCGCATGCAACCGCGTGGTTCTCCGATCTCCTGCGCCCGGCGAAGAAGTCGGCCGCCCCGGTCATCGACGCAAAGCAGGCGCAGCAGTCCGGCGCGGACTACCTCGCGGCGTTGCTGGCGGACAAGATCGAAGTTCCGGTCGTCGCCGAGCCGGTCGAGAAGCGCGCGATCCGCGGGCTCGACACGCTGCAGCAGGCATACAAGAGCGCGCCCGGTGCAGCGCCGGGCACGGCGTACGGACTGCTTCAGGCGGCGACATACTTCGTCGACCACGCTCGCGGGAAAGACGACGCGGAAGCCCGGCTCACGAGCGCATGGTTCGGGCAAGGCGAGAGCCTGAAGGATCGCGCGCTCTCGAAGGCTCTCGAACTCATCTAACCCGACCGGCGGCGCCAGCACGGGCCGCCCTCCCCGGAGGATCCGACATGGAATACACGATAACCGATGTCCATACCGGCGACCGGCTCGCCGGGCCGATGCCAGCCTCGCGCGTGTCTTCGTACCTCTCCGCGCGAAACCTCATTCCGACCGGCGCGGAAGACGGCGCGCTCTACGTCGAAAAAATTTTGCCCGGCGAGCTATCGAAAGTTGTTGCGTTTCCCTACCGCGTAGGGTAGCATTCCTTCCATGCACTGCGACCGCGGTGCCCTACCGGAGCGACACAACATGGCAGGCAAACACGAATTGAAACTGAGCGCGGACGACTGGCAGCTTTACAGCATTGCCGGCCGCGAAGAATCAGCGCAGCGACTGAACGCCGCCGTCGCGGATGCTCTCGCACTGCCCACGCGTCAAGAGGCATTGTGGGCGGCTCTGGCAGCGCTCCGGCACGAAGGGAACTTCGGCGCGGCCGACACCGAAGGCGTCGACACCGTGCGCGGCTTGGTCGCCGAAGTCTTCGGCGATTGGTAGGAGATCGCCACGTCGAGCCCCTGCGCAAGCGGGCGGCTCCGCGAGGCGATCCCCCGTCTCACCTTCCTACGGAGAAGACCAACCATGAACGACCAGTCAGAGCCGCTCTCGAAGCAGAATCGGAAGATCAACAACCGCGCGAAGTCGCTGACGACGTGCGCGCAGATCATCAATTCGACGCTGCCGGGCTACTTCGCGATCATCGAGCGATCGACGCGCTCCTTCAATCTGGACGGCTCGCCGCGCAAGGTTCCCGCGACCGGCTATCGCCTTCTCGTCGAGAAAGCCGGCGAGATCGTTCTCGACTACGACTCGACGAATCCCGGCCCCGGACGCGACGGTAACGCCTTCGTCGAGCGCTGGATCGAGACGCAAGCTCGCCGCGCATTCATGGCGGATCCGATCGGCTACGTCGCGCACAAGCCCGAGCCGGTGCCCGCGCCTGCGCCGATCCAGCCGGTCGACTTGCTCTCGACGGCGACCTTCTTGCCGTTCGGGAACTCGCCGCTCTTGATCAGCGATCCGAAGCCGGCGCCCGCTCCGGAGCCCGTCGGCCTGCAGATCAGCGCGCCTATGCCGGCGCCTACCCCGTCTGCATGGGAACTTCTGTCCAACGCCGTGCGCGCGCTTCCGGTCGGTCAGTGCATCGAAGTATCGAACGTGCCGACGCGACACTTCGTTCGCGACGTGTGCAAGCACCTGAACGAGAAGGCGATCGGCACGTTCAAACAAAAGGCGATCGGCGACGGCGCCTATCGCGTAACCCGGGAGGCATGAGCATGAGCCAAGACGAAACCTTCGTCTGTTTTTCACGCAAGGTTGCCGGCGTGTCGAAAGTCAGCGCAGCACACGCGATCGAGTGCGCCCAAGCGCACTTGCCGATCGACCATGAGACGGCGAGCTTCGTCGTCTATCTTGTCAGCGGCGACTATGTGATCGACGCAGAGCTTTCTCAGATCCGGCCGGCGCAGAACCGCGCGATTACCGTTCGCTGGCGTTCGTCCGGCATCTTTCAAAAGTCGAAGCCGAAGCCGCCGACGCGCGAAGAGATCCTCGAAGCGCTGCGATGGTTCTCGAAGGCGAGCGCGCGCTGCGACGGCGCGGAATATCTGAGAGCGACCGACAACGCGAACAAGATCATCAAGAGAGAAGAGGCTTCCAAATGAAGAAGACGGTCCAGAGCGAAGAGCGGTGCAAGGCTCGCGTCTTTCGTGCGGGCGCCTTTTCCGGCTCTTCGTGCGCCCGGAGCGCCACGAAAGACGGCTACTGCACGCAGCATCATCCGGAGGCAGAGAAAGCCCGGAGCGACGCGCGGAAAGCGGAGTGGGATCGGCAGGACAAAGAGAAGCTCGCGCGATGGAAGGCCGAAGAGAAGAAGGCGAAAGACGACGCAGCCTAGATCCGCGCGGCCGCGGCGTTCCGGGCCGCGTTGTCCGAAGTCGTTCTCGAACTGTACGTCGGCAACATAGAAAGCGCGTTCAAGAAAGCCGAGAAAGCGCTTATCGCTCACCCTGCGCCGTCGGGTATACTCCCGGGATGAAAACCACGACCAAACCCACGAAGACGAATCCCGAGCTTCTGCGCGACCTCATGCAGAAGCACGGGCTCACGCAACCGAACGCCGCCGCTCTGTGCGGCGTTTCCGTGAAGGCTGTCGAGTCGTGGCTCGCGCCGCCCGGCGCAGCGAATCATCGAGCGATGCCGGCGCGCGCGCTCGATCTCCTGCGGTTGCAGCTTGCAGCTTCCACCAAGAAGAAGAAGAAAGGTTAGCCCTATGTGGATCTTCCTGAACAATGCCTTCATCAGCGTCGTCGGACACGACTCCGACGAGTCTCTTCTTCTCGTGCGCGCCCGGCTGCGCGGCGACATCGAGCGCGCGTTCGAGCGAGGCGACGCGCCGATCGTTCCCGACGTCGTCGAGACGCCGCACGCCGACTATCGCTTCCGAGCGACCGTGAGCGTTGAAGAGTTCGCGTGGATCGTCTCGAACATGCCCGAAGAGATCGACTATCCGAACTTCAAGGATTCGATCCCGAAGAGCGATCGCGCGCGGCATTCCGCTTATATGTCCGTGTGGGACGTAATGAGTCGTGAGCAGGAACGCGAGCATCGACTCGAAGAAGCCCGCCCGAAGTCGATCCTCGACGTGAAGCCGCGGAAGAAGTCGCCTCTCCGAAACGGCCCGATCGAATGGCCGTTCTAGAGGATCTCGACGCCTTCGTCTCGAAGCCTCTTCGCAACGCTCGCCCGAAGCTCGGCGAGCGTTTCTTTTTGCGCCGGTAGAAACTCCGTCACGAACCATTCGAGCCCGCCGACGATGTCTGCATCGTCTCCGACTTCGTAGCGCTCGACGGATCCGGACATCTCACCGGCGAAAGTCCAGCGCTCGCCGCCTGCCTTCGTGACCTCGCAGCGCGCGACGTGCATCGCGGGCGCCGACCGATAGCCGGGCTCGTCGAAGAAGCTCGGCTCGATCCAGAGGAAGCCAGTCGGCATGTCGAAGAGCATCGCCGCCGCGCGTGCCAGCTTGCGCCGCGCCTGCGGCCGTTCGACGAAGACGATCCACGCGGGCTGTCCTGCCGTCTCTTCTCCGATCATTACAGGTTGCCTCGCTTCGTGAAGATCACTTCGTCGAACGATCGACCATCCGGCCAGCCGGTGTATTTCCGAGCCTTCAGCGCTGCGATAAGCGCGTCTTTTTCCGCTTTCGTCTCGACGACGAGCTTCTCTAGATCGTCGAAAAGCGAAAGCGTGCTGCGGAAAACGGTTTCGTTGGAGTTGTTGTTCGGCATAGCCGCAAGACTCTCGACGGTTTGCCCCTTGCGATACCGTAACTCATCCTCCCCGGTCGCGCCGAAGCTGTCGCCGGAATAGGTGATCGCGTCCATCCGCTTTAGAACTCTCGCCTTCCAGTAGAAGCCCGTTCCTTGCTTCTCGGCTTTCTTTCGGATCCGAGTAAAGAAGCTGTCCGCACCGCCGCTCCGGATGTCGGACCCTACCGAAGAGCCGCTCCCGGTGAACAAGCCGCGCCGGATCCGGTCGATCTGGCTTGCCGCCTGCCCGCCACCATCGATGATGCGCAACACATGATCGGAGATTTCCCCGGATCCGACGGACGATAGTCCGTTCGGATTGTGATAGACGACGTGCGTGTTCTCGAAGGCATCGAAAGCCGGCGTATCGAGATCCGGGCGCAGCGTGTATGCGCGACCGTGCCCGAACGCTTCGCGCCGGCCGTTCACTTCCAGCCATCCGCGGGACTGGCGCACGTCGACGCCGGTCGCCTTGCGAAGAGCCTCGATCTTCGCGTCGACATCATTCAACGCGACGAAGCTCCGAAGCGCGTCGCGGTCCGCGGTCAGGCGCAGCGACGCGAACTGGTTCAGGTAGTAGCGCTGCCGATCTTCAAGCGAAGCCCGCGCCGTGTCGATGCCCGCCGCCTTCAGAGCAGAGAGCGCGCGATTCGCCGTCCCGATGTCGTTTCCTTCGATATCGATCTGCACGATATTCTGAGCGGCGCGCCCGTTGTCTCCATAGTCGGTAACGGGAAGCCATCTGAGCGCCGCCCCGTCGACTTCGGTTTCGTAGGCAAGATCGATCCCGGAGATCGCGCCTCGACTCTTTACGACAGCGCTCGCGCCTTCGATCTGCACTCGATCGAATTGCGGGTTCTCTACCTTGCGCCACACGAGCCCGGGCGCGACCTTGCCTGCGGGTGCGAAGTTGAACGCGATCAGCTTTTCAAGCTCGTCGATCTCCACGCGCGGAAGCGCAACGGCAGGCGCGCCGACCGAGATCCCCGAAGGAAGGCGCGAGACGACGCGGTCGAAGATCGAATCGAAAAGCTCGACGATCTCTTCGCCCGTGCCGGGGTTCGATGCCTGCACTCGCCCGCGCGCGATGTCGGCCTTGATCGCGCTCACGATCGAGCGAAGTTCATCGAGACGCTGCGCATCCCGGTCCGAAAATGCCTCGCCCTTCGAGGCTCGAAGGTTGACGCCCTTCAGAAGCTCGATCAGCTTCATCTTGAAAGAGCCGAAGTCGATGTCGACTCCTGCTTTCGCGGATCCTGTTTTCGCCTTCAGGATCTCCGCGCCTTTCTGCGTGACCTTCAGCCATGCCCGCGTGCGCGGCTTCCTGTCGGCGCCGATGTAATGGTGCAGCGTCACGGCATGCGCTTCGATGTCCGGGCCGTCGAGTTGCAGCGCGTACCCGTTGAGCCGCGAGTCTGCGATCGTCTTCAACTCTTCCGGCGTGATCGAGTCCGGCACCGGCGCGGCCTTCGGCGCCTCGACCTTCGGCGCCGCATTCGGGAAGCGCTTCGCGATGTCGGCCTTCCGCGCGATCATCCGACGCGCCAGCGCGAGACGCTCCGCGGGATCCTCCGGGCCGAAGCGCTCGACGACGGACATGATGTCTTCATCCCGGATCGACAGCACGCGCCGGGCGCCGGCTTCGAGTTCCGCCTGAGAGACGGTCGCGAAGACGCGTGCGGCGGCCGGGTTCGTGCCATTGCGAAGCGTCTCGATCTCGCCGACCACGTCGCCGAAGGCGCCGCCCTTCAGCCCGCCGATCGCCCGGTATCGCAGGGATCCGCCGACGTCGATCTTCACCGCGCGCGAGCCGATCAGAACCGTGTTTTCGTAGTCGCGCCCGACGGAGTCCCAATTCGCCATCCACGCATCGACGACGAAGCTCTCGCGCATGGACTGATTCGCCTGAAGCTCGTCGGCGTCGACTTCACGGAAGCCGACGAGCAGCTTCGATGCAATCGCCGGCTCGCCGTTCGGCATGGTGATCGCGTGCAGTTCGGGCGCCTCATAGCCGGCAAGCTGATAAAGGCGGCCGGCGAGCGCTTCGTTCCGTGCGGCGTCCATCGAACCGGGATACTTGACGAGATACTTCGCGCCCGTGTCCCTGTCCTGCATGAACTCGCCGCGCGTTCCGCCCTTCGTCTTCGCAGCGTAGCGGAGCAGCTTCGCCGGGTTCGGCGGCGTCCCTTCTGGAATCGTGACCGCTGCGACCGGCGCAGCCGGCGTGACCGGCGTCGGCGCCTGCGCGGCCAGCTTTGCAGCCATCTCCGCGGCGGCCGCCTCCGCTGCAGCCTTCTCGGCGGCCGCTTTCGCCGCGGCGATCTTCGCTTGTTCGTCGGAGAGCTTCTGGAGGAAGGCGGCTTTATCCGGCTCGTCGAGCGCGTTCAGAGCCTTGACCATTGCCGGCGTCGGCGTCTTGCCGTCGAGAACGTGCTTCTTGTAGGCGGACAGCTTCGAGGCGATCTCGTTCTTCTTCTTGAGCGCGGCCGCCTCTGCCTGCACGGCAGCGAGCTTGTCCGCGGCGGATCCGAATCCGAAGCCCGGATCCTTCTCCAGCTTCGCGAGCGCGTTCTTCAGGAACGTCACGCCCGGACCTTTTGGCGCGGTCGCGATCGCTTCGAGTTGCGTCTTCGCGGCCGACTCCTTCACCGCGGCTTCGATCTTCAGCATGGAACGCTGCAGAGCGGCCTTCCCGGCGGCTTCAGCCTGCGCCAGCAGCGCTTGCTTTACCTCCGCCTGCAGCGCGGCTTGCGCGGCCTCCTGCGCGGCTATGGCGGCCTGCGCGGCGGCCTTTGCAGACGCCTCCTGCGCGGCGACCTTCTCCGCGAGGATCTGCTTCAGCTTCGCGTCACCCTGCGCGCCGATGTTCACGTCGAAGCCCGGGTCGACGCCGACCGGAACCTTCACGACTTCGCCGGTGCGCGGGTTCGTCCAGTCCCGGTATTCGATCGGCACCGGCGGCGACTGTTCGAGCCCCATCTCGAAGAGATCCGTCGCGGAAAGCTGGATCACGCCGCACCGGCAGTTGTAGCCGTTCGGCGGATAGTGCGTCTTCCAGAAGTCGTCCCCGACCGGGCGGATCCGCCGGTCCCACGACGCATGAAGCGGGCGCGTCCGGAAGTCGTCGACCGCGTCATACATCAGATAAGGCGCGATCAGCTTCTGCGACTCGATCATCTCCCACTGCCCGGCCGCATAGCTCGACTGCATGTTCGTCCGGAAGATCGTCTCCAGCCGCGATGCGCTGCCGAGTTGCACCTTCTCGACCTTGCCGGTCAGCGGGTCGAGAACGTCTTTCTTGCCCCACCATCCGCCAGCCTGAAGGATCGGCGTGATCTCCTTCCGCCATTGCTCGAACGGCAGCCCGTTCGCGAGCGCGGAGTCGAGCGAGGCTCGAACCTGCCCGAGCATGTCGACGTCCATCATCTTCGCGACGGTGAAGCTCTTCGCGTGCGCCTTGCCGAGCGCGTCGGCATAGCTGAACGTCGGCGACAGCCCTTTCGCCTTGAAGAACTGGACGGCCTGTTCCGGCGAGACGTCGAACGAGTCGCCCGAGAGGATCTCGAAGAACGAGACGATCGGGTCGCGCGTCTTCGCCGCCTCGATGAAGTCGAAGACTTTCCCGATACCGATTCGCATCAGCGCGCCCCGCGCATAGCCCCGAGCAGGCGCGAGAAGAAGCTCGCGTTCGTGATCTTGTTCATCGTCGACGCTGGCGGCTCTTCGGCGAGAAGCTCGTCGAGTTGATCGCGGAAGGATTCATAGTCGCCGGAGTCTTCAGCGGCTTGCAGGATCGCCGCCACGCGCGCGCCGGTGATCGTTTCGTATTGCTCCGCGAACGAGCGCGCGGCCTCGACCATCGAAGTCTGGTCCGCCCGGCGCCCGATGCGCAGAGCCTGCAGCGCGGCCGGCTCACCCTCGGCGAAGTTCGGCTCGTTGCCCGGCTGCCCGGGAACGCCCGGCCGGCCCGGCATCATGCCCGGCATCGGTTCGGGCGCCTTCTTCTTCTCCCATCCTTCGCCGTAGGTTTCCTTGATGTAGTCGTCGGTCGGCTCATACCCGAGCCCGAAGACCTTCGCGTCGCGCTCGGCGCGCGCGTTGAGATCCTCCGGCGGCTTGATGTCGCGATAGACCTTCGGCGTCGCGGCGCCGGGGAAGTTGTATTCCGTCCACCACGTTGCCGGCCCGCGCATGAAGGTTTCGTTCACGAGATCCGCGTCGGCCTTCACGACTTCGTCACGAACCGACTTGTGCGTCTTCGACTGCGAGAGAGAAGCGCCGTCGTCGGTCGTCATCGTCTGCGAGAGGATGATCTTCGCGATCGCGCCGTCCATCTTTTCGCAGAGCCCGGCATAGTCGGCCGTTCCGCCGCGCGTGGCTTCCAGAAGCTCGACGACGACCGTATCCGGGACCACGACGCCGGCATCAGTCGAGATCGCCTGCAGCATCGAGACGACCTTCGACTTCAGAACCGCATCGTCGAGCGTGCCGGCCGGAACCTTCGCGAGCGCGGTCGGCTGTCCGAAGCGTTCGAGGAACGTCAACCAGAACTTGATGTCGTTGCGCTTGAAGAAGACCGGCCAGTAAAGCGCGTGCGCCAGCCCGAGCCCGTACGGCTCGTCGTTGTTGTCGGCTCCGGTGGAGATCGTCCAGAACTTGCGGTCGGGCATCAGTTCGAGCCCGCGGAACGTGTTCAACCAGAGCGCGCCCGAGTAGCCGAAGCGGAAGCGCGCGCGATCCCGGACGATGATCCGGTCGAACGTAACCCGCCCCTCGAACGGCTTCCACAGGATCTCGGCGACGCCCCATCCGAAGAAGGCGGCGTACATCATCTTATCGGTGATGTCGTCCCATGCGAGGCGCGCGAGATCCGCCTTCAGCGCTTCGGCGGCCGCGACGCTCGTCGCATCTTCTGCGCCGGGCTCGACCATCCATTCGCACGACGTCACCGCGTAGCGCCGCTGTTGCCACGTCGCCGCGACTTGATCGTCCCGGAGAAGCTCTTTGTAGATCTTGAGGTTCTCGATCCCGCCCTTCGAGACAAGGATCGGATCGGTCGGAAGCAGCGCGTCGGCGTACGGGCTCGATCGACTTGCCTGCCGACCGAGAAGATAGAAGTTCTCCGGCTTCGCGACCTCTCCCACGGGGAGCGGCTTCGCCTGCGGAAGTTCTGGGAGTTGCGGTGCTTCAGCCATCGTTCCATCCTTCCATATCGCGACCACGTCCGACGGATCCGTAACCCGCGTCGCTCTCTGGCGCCGGACCTCCGATTCTACGTCCGACCCCGACCGACTCGATCCGGGCGGAGAAGTTCTTGACCCACTTCAGGAACTGCGTCGTCGAGTCGACTTGGTCATCGTGCGTCGAGATCGGATACCCGAAGATCTCGCCTTCGTAGTCGACCAGCCACGACGCACGCTCCGGGAGATGCACGAGCCCGGCCTCGAACGTCGCGGACACTTCGTTCGCGCGGAAGAGCTTGTCCCCGATCGGCTCGATCGCGATGATCGGGAGACTTCCTTCGGCGCGCAGATCCTGAATCAGCGATTGCCCGGAAGACTTGTCCTCGATCAGAACTGCGATCGGCCGGTCGCGCTCCGCCATGTTCACGACAGTCCGCTTCAAGGTAGGATATTCCATCCGTTCGCACTTCACGTCCTGTAACCAGTACCCGTGAGCGCCGCGGCCGAAGCGCCAGACCGTGCAGGCGGAAGGATCGTTGATCTGTTGCGTCTTCTGTGCCGTGTCCCACGAATGGACGCAGATCGACGCCTCGATCGGGAGCGCGTTCCAGCGGTTCCGGCACCATGCCTCCTTGAAGATCCCGCCTTCAGACGGTCGCGGACGTTGCTGGTAGAGGGCGCCCCAATTCCGCGAGCCCTGCGTGATCTGCGTCTGCGCGAGCGATTCCTTCGTGATGTAGCCCGGCCAGAGAGCCTCGCCGATCGCGCGCCCGGTCAAGTCGTCTTCCCGTTCGCAGATCGCCGGGAAGTTCAGGACGAACCACTCTTCGCCGTCCTGCGCCGTCACCCATCCGGAGCGGAAGTCGTAGTCTTTCGGCAGGATCCGCCCGGCGAGATCGTCTTCATGCCACCGGGTCATAATCAGCACGATCGCGGCGCCCGGCTTCGCGCGCGTGCGGAAGTCTGCGATGTACCACTGCCACTGAGTCTCGCGGTACGTCGGCGAGTCGGCTTCCTTGCGCGACTTCACCGGGTCATCGATCAGCCCGATATCGAAGCGCCGGCCCGTGATGCCGCCACCGACGCCGGCCGCGAAGTATTCGCCACCGGCGAGCGTGTCCCACTTCGCAGCCGCGCGCGAGTCGGCAGCGACCGTCTGACCGAAGACGGAGATCGCCTCTTCGCTCTGCAGCGTGTTCCGGATCCGGCGCCCGAAGCGCTCGGCGAGCGGCTTCGTGTGCGAGCAATGGATCATCGTTCGCCGCGGATTGCGGCCCATGAGCCACGCCGGCCCGTAGTGCGAAGCGTAGGTCGACTTCGCGTGCCCCGGCGGCCAGAAGACCATGAGCCGCTTCAGCGTGCCGGCGTCGATCTGGTGAAGCGCGTCGATCAGTGCCCGGTGATGCGCAGCCGGCGAGAGAAGCGGGTTCTCCCGGGTGACGAAGCGTTTAAGCTGGCGGCGCGCCAGTTCCGCTTGGACCGCGGGCAGCGGCGGCAGCGGTGATCCGCTCGATCTCTTCGAGTTCAGCATCGGTGAAGCGGGTCAGGTCGGCCCGGTGCGAATGCTCGATCGGCCCGCCGTCCTTGCCGGTCGACTCCTGCCGAACGGGCGCATCGAGCCCGAGCAGGCGCGCGCGCCGCTCCATGATCTTCAGCGCTCGATCGACGGAGAAGACGTCGCCGGACGTCGCCGCCGGCCAGATGGACACGAGCAGGCGATCGAGGCGCGCGACCTCGATTTCCTTGATCTCGATCGCCGGTCCTTCGATGTCCGATCGCGTGCTTTCCATCGCGCCGACCAGATGCGAATGCACGGTCGACGGCGAAAGGTTCAACGAAGCAGCGATGTCCGGGATCGTCTTCCCGGAAAGCCGCAGATCGACGCACTTTTGCCGCGTCTTCAGCGCTTGAATCCGGGTCGCCGACGTCTTCGCTCGGCTGTCGAGCCCCTTCTTCATTGGAACTCACAGGCTTTCGCCGCCGCTTGAAGCGACGACGCATAGACGAGAAGCGCGAGCCGCTCACGGGCGATCGTGAGATACCGCGCATATCCGGACATGGCGCGCAGCGCGGCCGCATCGGTGATTGCCGGCATCCCGGGATCCTCGATCCGGCACGGCACCGGCGTCGAGATCCGGACGACTTCGGTCGGCGCCCGCGGCGCAGCGCAGCCGGCGGCGATCATCGCCAGCGCTCCGACGCATGCGATATGGAGCGCGCGCTTCATCGGAGCCCGTCCAGAACGACGCGATCGGCGTCTTCGCACGACAGCCCGGCCGAGCCGGCAGCGATCTTCGCGGCCAGCCGATCGGATTCGAGCGTCGCCGGTAGAGCGGCCTTCCGGGCGCCCTGTATCGCCGCCCGGGCGCGTTCGGCGGCCCGGCTTGCCTCTTCCACGATCCGAGCCGTCTCGGCGGCCTGCACGCGCGATACGGCCCGGCAATCGGCGACCTCGCCATTCAGGGAGGCGACGGCCGCCCGCTCTGCATCGAGCGCGCTCGACAGCGTCCAGACCTTGAGCCCGAGCCCGGCGAAGAGAACGCCGGCAACCAGAGCGACGACGGCGCCCACGTCGAGACGCATCATTCCGGATCCCGGCTTTCGATCTGGTACGGCGCCGGCTTGAATCGCGCCTTCGGCTCGTCTTCCGGGTTCTGGTAGACGACGGCGCACAGATGCGCCCGCCGGAGAACCGAGATCCCCTTCAGGGCGCCAGCGCGCCGCGTGTAACCCTCGCTCTGCGCGATGATCTGCCCGTTCCCGGCGACCATGCGGAAGCGCCATTGCCGGAGACGATCCCGGAAGATCTCGATCACGACTCGGCGGCCGCGGTTCACGCCGGCCCCCGAAGCAGTGCAGTCGCCACGGCATGCCCGAAGAAGGCGCGCCGGGTCGGGTCGAGCATCTCTGCGCGGTCGCCCGCGTTCGAGATGAACCCGAGTTCGAGCAGGATCGACGGCCCGGAACGGAACTTCAGGGCCGCCAGTTCGGGCCGGCTCTTGATGCCGCGATCAGCGAAGCCGAACGCCGAGCGAGTCGCGTCCTGCGCCGCCTGCGCGAGCCGCATGCTCTGCGCGTTGCCGTAGAGCGTTTCGGTCCCGTTCGCGCTCGGCGCCGAGAAGGCGTTCAGATGGATCGAGACCAGCATCGAGCAGGCTTGCGACTCGGCGCGGCGCGCGCGCATCGTCGTAAGCGACGGATCCTGCCGGCTCTGGCGCGTCATCCAAACCGACTGCCCGCGCTCTTCGAGAGCCGTCTTCAGCGCGAAGGAATAGTCGAGAGCGACGTCGGCTTCTTCCACGCCGGCCGCGACGGCGCCCGGGTCGTAGACGCCGAGCGAGGCGGCGCCCATGCCGTGCCCGGGATCGATGCAGATTTTCACGCTTCCGGCCCGCCGCGGTTCTTGAACTTCGCCAGCAAGGCGAGCGCGCCGTCGGTGCCGAGAGAAGCGAGCAGCGCAGAGACGCCTATGATCCCGATCGTCGAGAGCCCGGTCGGCACGATGATCGTGACGGCGCCGCCTCCCATTGCCAGAACCGATGTCAGAACGGCCCGCCCGAATGCCGTTCTCCAGTTGACCTCTTTCTTCATGGCTTCCGTCGCGAAGCCCACGAGAGCGCCGATCAAAGCCATGACCCCCAGAAGTTTGATGGAATCTTCATCGAGTTTCACGCCGTTTTCCTGTCGTGCGAAGCACCTTCAAAACCATCGCGCGGGAGATCCCGTATCGATGCGCCACTGCCGAATGGCTTTCGCCGCGATCGACTTCCGCGACGATCTGTTCGTTCCGCATGTCGAGCAGCGCGTTCCGTTCTGCCGGGAGTTCGAGCCGCTCGCCGCCGAAGTTCTGCACGAGCTTTCGAGCGAGAACCAGACCGAGAGTCAGCGCGAGCGGGTCCGAATGCTGGACCGCAAGCGGGACGCGCAGAGACCGGCCGCCCCACCGGCGAACGATCTCCAGCGCATCCCCGAGCCCGACCGACTCGATCAGTTCTGCAACGATCTTTTGCATGCGCGCTTATAGCGCAGATTCCATCGGTGCAACCGGCGCGGCGTCGATTGCTACAACATTCGGTAGCATTAGATACCATTCGATTGTGGCTTTCGCGGAGAGCCATCCCGGGCAGACAATCGCGCGGTGCCCTGCATAGCGCATGCGGACGAGCCATTCCTTCTGAGCCTCCGACGTGCGGCCGCCGCCGGGCGCCTTCAGTTCGATCCAGAGCCCGCCGGAGCCGCCGCGCTTCACCGGCAGCAGCACATCGGATACGCCGGCCTTCACGCCTTGCAGCTTCATCCGGGCGGCTTCCCGGGCATCCCGCTTGCCCCCGTTCGGGATCGCGAACAGGTAGTCGGCGACCTTCGAGCCCGGGAAGACATCCGGCGCCGTCGGCATCGGCGCCCATGCAGCCCACCGGAAGAGCGCGGCTTGCTCTGCGTCTTCGAGATGTCTCAAGCGCGCGCCTCCGCGATCGCCGTCGGCGTCCATGCGAGCGCGAGTGCAGGCGCCGGCCCGCGCTCTTTGAGCATCGCTTTCCGCTGCCGCTCTTCCCGCTTCCGCGTCGCTGCCGACTTCTTGTACCGGCGCGCATCGCGGCCCGGCCCGAGCTTGTAGATCTTCGCCGCGTCGCGATCGCGCGAGTCCTTGCGATAGCCGCAGACGTGGATCGCGCCCTTCCGGTGAAGCTCGCGCGCGTACTGGCATACGGTCAGGTAGGCGAGCCCGGTATCGGCCGCGAGTTCGTAGCACGTCCGCTCGCCCGGGATCATTCTCGCGACCATGTCGGCGAAGAGGATCGCGTTTATCTTGATGAGTCGCTTCCGTGGATCGCTCAAGGCTTCACCCCATGCAGAACGACATGAACCGGGATCCCTTTCGAGCGAGCGATCGAGATCATGTGCGCGGTGCCGCGGCTCTTCCCGTCCCACACGGCGACGAGCGCTTCGGCAGCGGTCAGCATTTGCCGATTGCGCTCCGGCCCGGCCGCCTTGCCGAGAAGGTGCCAGTTCGCCGGGAAGCGCTCGACCGGCCAGCCGCGCTCTTCGGCGATGATGGCGCCGAGCTTGTCGACGCCGGTCGCCTCTCCTGAGATTACGACAGAGATCGTCCACGGGCACGACGCGACGGCTTCTCGTACTCGCACCATCGGGATCCCGCGCCGGCTGCCTGCGATGATCGTCTTCATGCCTTCTTGCCTCCCTTGATGATCGCCGCGTAGATGTCGCGATAGGCGCGCAGTTCTTCGAGCTTGGCGATCATCTTTTCGTCCGCTGCCGCGATCCGCGCGAACACTCTTTCGATTGCGCTCATGCCGCCTTCCTTGTCGTGTGCTGCGAGAAGAAGTCGCGCCGTTCCGGATGGCATGCGGTGTAGAGCCGCGAAAGATCCGGGACAACGTTGTTCGAGACCTTCCATTCCGAATCGACTTCACGGAGCGACGTCTCGTGCCGAAGGAACTCGACGATCGTGCGCGCCGAGTAGTGCCGGCGGCCGGAGTTCCAGACCTTGTCCGCCTGCGCCTTGAACGCGTCCCATATCGACCAGTTCGCCTCGATCCAGTCGGCGAAGTCGGATCTGTATTGATCCGGCTGCGTGCGGATGAAGATCCGCAACTTATCGCGCGGGTCGTAGATCAACGAAAGCTGTTCAGTCGGCATCGCCTGCCCTCCTGTGCAGATAGCGCGCCATCGGTAGCGCGGCTTCGTGTGAAACGTGCGCCGAGAATTCGAGGATCCCGGCGCGCTCTTGAACCCACTCTTCATGCGAGATGTCCGCGTCGGTCATCGGCGGATCGCCATCCGGCGCAGAACCATGTCGACGTCCCGGATCAGCTTGTCGCTCGCCGCCTTCGATCGCTTGCCGACCACGCCCGCAAGATGCTTCTCCCGGTCCCGCTTCGACATCCGAACGACTGTCCGCACTTCGCATCGGTGGATCTCCCGTTCGTGCCTTTCGACCTCTTCGTCGATCGTCATGCGGCCGCCCCGAACATGTCGACGGTTCCGAAGCAGCGGCTTTCGACCGATCGCTTCTTCGACTGCGGCTTCTTCTTCGGCTTCGCGACGGGCGCCGCAAAGATGCGCTCGTCTTGAAGCTCCCGATAAGCCGGGTTCAGTTCGCAGCCGATGTACTGTCGATCGCTCTGAACTTCGACGGCCGCCGTCGTTCCGCTTCCCATGAACGGATCGAGAACGACATCGCCCGGACGGCTGCCAGCAAGAATGCAGGGCTCGATCAGCGCAGGCGGGAACGTGGCGAAGTGCGCGCCCTTGTAGGGGCGGGTGGCTACGTTCCAGACGCTGCGACGATTGCGCGTCTCGTAGTGCCGTCCATCCTTAAACCCACTGTGATCGGTGCTACCCGGCGCCGTGCGACGAATTCCTCGGCTGTCGCGATGGTTTTTCGGATCGGACGGCTCCGCCATTGCCTCTGCGTCGAAATAGTACCGCTCCGACTTCGACAGCAGGAAGATGTATTCGTGCGCCTTCGTGCAGCGGTCGCGGACGCTTTCCGGCATCGGATTCGGCTTGTGCCAGATGATGTCCTGCCGCAGATACCAGCCGTCTGCGCGCAGCGCGAACGCGAGCATCCACGGAATGCCGATCAGATCCTTCGGCTTCAGTCCGTTAGACATGGCGCGCGTACCCGGGCGCGCTGCCCTACCGACGGCACCGTCTGAAGATCCCACTTTCGCCGACTGCGCGAGCGTGTAGCTGTCCGAGTAAGCCCCGTTCTTTCCGCCCGGCCCGCTGCCTCCCTTCTCGGCGGCGCGCGCGTAACTGTCACCGATGTTTAGCCAGAGCGTGCCGTCGTCAGCCAGAACATCGCGCACGCAGCGGAACACTTCGACCATTGCTGCGATGTACTGTTCTGGCGTCTGTTCCAGCCCGATCTGTCCCGCGTGCCCGTAGTCCCGAAGCCCGAAATAGGGCGGGCTTGTAACGCATGTCTGCGCCTTCACTCCGTCAGCCGCCCATCGGCGCATCGTCTCCCGGCAATCTCCGAACTCGATCACGTTCATGCAACGGCCCTCCGCGCGATCACTTTGCGGATCCCGGCGATACGCCGCCGGATCTCTTCGACCTTCACCGGATCCGGCGCCGGCAGCGCGAGTGCCCGCTGCAGTTCGCCCGACATGGGATTCGGCAAAAGCGCCCGCGCTTCGTCCACGGAGATCCGTCCGATCTGCACTGCCCGGGCGATCGGCGCTTCCCGGTGCGACGCTTCGTGACCGAGCGAGACGCGCCAGCGAGCAGGCAGCCGGCTTCGGCGAGCGACGTCGACGATCCGAACGTAGGCGTCCTTGAAAGCCATCCGGCCGGCGATCAGATCGCCTCGCTTGATGAGCGGCGACGCGGCTTCGTAGGCTTGCGCGATCTCGTCGGTCCATACGACCGTGGCGCCTTCCTCGACCGGGACGCATGCGAAGGCTTCGTCGGGCGCCGGGTGCGAGTCGCTCACGATCACGCGCTTGATGATCTCGCCGAGCGTGATCCGGGATACCTCGCGGCGCGCCTGCCGGATGGCGGAGACGGCAGCGTCGAGCGGGTAGACGACGAGATCCTCGACCATCGCGGCGAGCGCGAGCGGCGAGATCGTGCCTTGCGTGACCTCGACGGCTATCGTGATCTCGCGAGCGAGCGTGGCGCGGTCGGCGTTATTCATCGCCGGCCCCGAGCTTGCCGATGTAGCTGTTCAGCGCGTTGACGTTGGCGCCGGTCCGGTCAGACTGCCGGGCGGCCGCCGTCGTCATCTGTTGCCCGGTTTGCCATTCCGTATGCAGCTTCTCAGCGTCGACGAGCATGTCCCCGACGGAGTGCATCCGGGCGACGTAGCGCGCTCCCTTGTGGGTCAGGAAGAAGGCGGCGACTTCCGGTGCAGCCTCGAATCCGAGCCGGTCGACGAACGACAGGATCTGCGAGTTGATCGTCTTGTTCCGGACGGGCTCGGCGTTGTAGCGCTCGAAGTAGGCGTCCGAATAAGCCTCCCATGTGGCGCGCGCCGCCGTCTTCCTCGGCGTCTCCGTCGGGACCAGTTCGCCGCCGTTCCCCGTCGCGCCGGCCGCTTCAGCGGACGGAGTCTTCTGTTTTTCTATTGACTTAACTTCACTTACCTTAACTTCACTTACCTTAACTTCTCTTACCTTGTCGTCTGTGACTGACTCTGTGACAGACTTCGCGACAGAGTCTGTCGACTGAGCGGCGGCGAGAATCCTCGCTTCTTCAATGGCTTGCGCTCGTCGAGCGGCAGCCGCTTCTCGCGCCTTCTCCGTGCGGGCTCTGTTGTGGACATTCCGCGAGGCAGCCCACAGAACCTTCTCGGCTATGACCGGGTGATAGAGCCGCCCGTCGTTGCAGAGAACGAACCCGGCGAGCGCACGCTCGGCGATCTCCGACCATTCGGACGGCGAGCAGAACGCCAGCCGGGCGAGCGTCTTCGCGTTCGTGGGCAGGCTTGCCGGCGGCGTCTGCATCCATGCCGCCGCCCACAGAGACACGAGCGCGTGACCGAGCTTCGGCACGTCGGCCGCCTCGACCCATGTGTCCGACGCGAGAAGACGACCGACATCGAGCGGCATCGTCGGGAAGCCGGAGGTCGACACGCCTTCAGGCACGAGCGGATCCGGCTTCTGAAGCAGGAACAACGGATCGGCGCCCATCATTGCAGCCCCGCGAGAATCGCTTCGGCGCGCGTCACAAGCTGCGCAGCCCGGACGAGCCGGTTCGCCTCGATGATGTCCGCCGCCTGAACACGCCCGCCGGTAGCGTTCGCGATCTGTTCGGCAGCGCACACAGGCACGACGGTTATCCCGCGTGCATATCGGCTAAGATTCGGGAGTGTGCATCCGGAGATGCGCGCGAGCGAGGTATAGCCCCCGCATAGACGGGCAGCTTCGCAGACTGGAGCGTTTTCGCCGAACGAAGAAACGCGCCGGTCGCTCAGACGACTAGCAGTTCGCAGCGACATCGAAAAACCCTCTTGTTTTGTGAATTACGTCGCAAGACTACCCGAAGTTGTGTAGCGACGCAACCATTTATTGTGCGAGGATTGAGCTATGCGGAAGGATCCTTCTGCGCATGCGTTCGCGGCTCGACTTGTCGCGTCCATGAAAGAGCGCGGCTTTTTAGGCAGCGGCGCGAGTGGTGTAGACATCGCAGCACTCGTGAAGGCGGCCGACATAAGCTACGAGATGGCGCGGCGATACTGTGCAGGCTTGGCGGTGCCGCGCTCCGAAAAACTAGGGATCATTGCGAAATGGCTCGACGCCTCCCCGTCTCGCCTGTTGTGGGGCACGGGATCACCGAGTGCAGATCGCGGAGCGCTTGATACGGAGCTTCTTGCACGATGTCTCGAAGTAACACTCGGAGCAGCAGATCTCGCCGCCCGCAAGCTACAGCCAGCGAAGCTTGCGACCATAGCCACGACCCTGTACGCGGACGCGTTGAAGGGATCGCCACCACCAACCGCCGCGGTTCTTTCTCGCTTGATGCTCGCGCTCTGAGCATGCTCTCGCAAGACGAACTGGATCGGCTCGCTACCACCTACGAACCGGGCGAGGCAACGCGGCTCGCTCACGCGTTGATGCAGCGCCGGCTCGACGCGGATCCGAACAAGATCCGCGATCGGAGCCTTCGCTTCTACCGTCTCACCGTTGCACTTCTCGTCACGCTTCTCACGGCACAGACTATCGCGCCGAACCTCTGACGAACAAGAGAGAGCCCGAACCCCGCTCTCTTTTTTTGCCTCTTGCACTACCCGAAGTTGTCGTGTAATGTCGCTACTTGTCGTTGCATGTTGCAGCGACTTACAACGAAACGGAGGCGCAACGATGGACGGTGATTCCGCTCTCGTCCCGACGGCCGGCAGGGTTCCGGCTCTCGCGATGAACGAAGACGAATTGATCCGGGTTCTCGAATCGAGCATCTACCCGGGCGCGCAGCGCGAGTCGATCAAGCTGGTGATCGGCTACTGCAAGGCATCGAATCTGGATCCGCTCCAGAAGCCGGTCCATATCGTGCCGATGTCGGTCAAGAAGGCCGGCACGAAGAACGAATACGAATGGCGCGACGTCATCATGCCCGGGATCAGCCTGTATCGGACGCAGGCGGCGCGATCGGGATGCTATGCAGGGATCAGCGAGCCCGAGTTCGGTCCGCTCGTCTCCGTGCCCGGAGCGGGCGATCTGAAGGTTCCCGAGTGGTGCCGCGTCACAGCGCGTCGGTTCAACCCGCAGACCGGCTTGATCTTCGACTTCACCGCGGTCGAATACTGGTTCGAGAACTACGCGACCGCGGGCAAGGATTCGACTGCGCCGAATGCCATGTGGCGCCGGCGCAACCGCGGCCAGATCGCGAAATGCACGGAAGCGCAGGCTCTGCGGAAAGCCTTCCCCGAGATCGGGAACGCGCCGATCGCCGAAGAGATGGACGGGAAGACGCTCGGCGAAGACTCCGACTTCAGCGTAACGCCGGTGCCGCCGACGACCCCGAAGAAGCTCGCTCGGAAGTCGGACGCCGAGCGCGTGCCGCAGACGGTCGACGCGGAGCCCGAGCGCGTCGAGCGTGAAGAGCGGAAGCCGGCGCCGGCAGCAGCGGCAGCAGCGGCGGAGCCCGGCCCGGACGGCGAGAAGATCGAACTCGCCAGCGCGAACGAACTCGCGTTTCTGTCCCGGAAGGCGGAGTCGCTCGGCGTGATCTGGCATTCGATCGCCAATGAACGCGGCATGAACCCGGCGAGCCTCACGAAAGCCGACTTCAACGCGATCAAGTCGCACTTGATGACCCTATGAGCGGGCTCGTCTTCGATGCAGAGCAGCATCGCTACTGGTTGGACGGCGCCGAAGTCCCGAGCGTGACCGAGATCATCCGGCCGCTCGTCGACTTCAGCCACGTCCCGCCGGACGTTCTCGATCGGAAGTGCGCGCTCGGAACGCTCGTCCACGAAGCGGCCTGCCTTATCGACGAAGACGATCTCGACTGGTCGAGCGTGCCGGATGAAGCCGTCGGCTACCTGAAGGCTTACGAACGGTTCCTTCGGCAAGTGAAGCCGCTTGTCCTGCAGAGCGAGCAGAAGCTCGGCTCGAAGTTGCTTCGCTTCGCCGGCACGCTCGATCGCGTCTACACGATCGCCGGGAAGACGACGCTCGTCGATCTGAAGTCGGCGGCGCAGCACTCGCCGACATGGGGCGTTCAGCTTGCCGGCTACGAAATATTGCTGAAGGAAGCCGGCTACGACATCGACGAGCGCGCATCGCTTCGCCTTCTCCCGGACGGGACGTTCCGTCTTTTCTACTTCAACGACCGAGCGGACGAAGTCTGCTTTCGGTCCCTTCTCAACGTCGCACACTGGAGCCGTTCCCATGCCTGACACGATCACCGTACCGACGGCGAAGACCGTCACCGTAGACCAGCCCGACGCCGCCGCGATCACGAAGTCTGCGCTCGCGACGAAGAGCTTCGCGTCGACCTTCGAGATCTCCTGCGCGGAAACCTACAACCTCGCGGCCGAAGAGCTTCGCGCGATCAAGGCGAAAGCCGCGAAGCTCGACGAGCAGCGGAAGACGATCACGAAGCCGCTCGACGAAGCGAAAAAGGCGACGATGGATCTCTTCCGCCCGGCGATCGCGCTTCTCGAAGAAGCCGAGTCCGCGATCAAGGCGGCGATGCTCACGTTCCAGAAAGCCGAGAGCAAGCGTCTCGCGGAAGAGCAGGCGAAGCGCGAAGAAGAAGCTCGCGCGGAGCGTGCGCGGATCCAGAAGCTCGCCGACGAGCAGGCGGCCGCCGGCAACGTCGAAGCCGCGGAAGTCACACGCCAGATCGCCGAAGTCGTTCAGGCGGCCCCGCGGGAAACGCTACGGAAGGTGGCCGGCGTTTCGACGTCGAAGGTCTGGACGTACGAAGTGAAGTCGATCCTCGACCTCGCGGCCTTCGTGGTAGCTCACCCGGAATACGCCGCATGCCTCACGGTCGACACAAAGGAAGTCGGCCGCATCGTAACCGCCATGCGGGACCGCTGCCCGCTCGCCGGGATCCGCGTGTTCGAGCGCGAACAAGTCAACGCGAGGCGCGCATGAGCTTCCGCGCGATGTGGCTCGCCTTCCTCGCGTATGTCTGGCGCATCCGCGCGAACGCCGCGATCGACCAGATCCGCGAAAGCGAAGAGCGGCAGACGGAACTCGGCGTCGCGATTACGCGCGAGCAGCATCTTCGATCGGTCCTGTACCGGAAACATCGTCACGCATGTAATCGCGTGATCGACCTTCGCTCGCGGCTTCAACGCGAGACCCACCCACGCAACAGAAAGGAAGCTTGATGTCTGAACTCCGCCCCGCGCTCGAAGTGATGCGCGAACTCGATAACGGGAACTTGCTCGACAAGATCGCGCTCGCTCTGCACGACGCATCGCAGACGACGACCGCGCTCGGCAAAGGTTCGAGCGTGACCGTGACGTTCTCGCTCGGCTTGCTCACGCAGAAGAACCTGAGCGAGCCGGTGATCTCGATGTCGGCCGTCGTCGACTCGAAGCTGCCGAAGCCGGATCCGCATCAATCGCTGTTCTTCATCGACGAAGACGGCGCCTTCAGCAAGAAGCCCACACGGCAAGCCGAGATCGGCCTGTCGATCGCTCCCCGCAACGTCAACGAGGCATAAGACATGGACAACTTCAACACCGAAGGGAATCTCGTCGAGAGCGCAGCAGAACTCGGCCGCCGGATCTCCGTTCATCAAACGGAGCCGACGACCGGCGACTACTCGGACGCGGCGCCGTTCGTGATCCTGCGCAACGCAGACGGATCCGATCGCGTCGAGTTTCTGCGCGACAAGAAGGATCCGCCGTCGCGCATGAAGGGGACGATCAACGTGAACGACGCGCCGAGCTTCGTCGAGATGGTTCGCCGCTACGGCAACCGCGGCAACACGTCGGCCGCCATCTACGGCGAGCGCAAGCCGGCGCGCTTCGTCGCGGTCCTGAACGATCACGGGTTCCCCGTGAACGCCGACGATCCGACGGCGAACGAAGTCGGGCATCGGGATCACCGCGTCGTGTATGACGTGTCGCACTCGCCCGAATGGGATGTCTGGAACGCGCAGAACGGGAAGACGTTCGCGTCGAACGAAGAACTCGCGCTCTTCTTCGAGGACAACGCGCCGGACGTCCTGAAGCCGTCGGCAAGTCACATGATGGAAGTCGCGTTGAACTTCCGCGTCAAGGCCGGGATGAACTTTTCGCTTGCGCAGCGGCTCGACGACGGGCAGATCTCGCTCGGCTATGTGAACGAAGTCAGCGCGACGGCCGGCGCGAACAAGGGAAAGCCGATCAAGATCCCGGAGACGTTCACGATCTTGATCCCCGTCTTCGACGGCTTCAACGCGCCGCGCTACGCGATCGACGCGCGATTCCGCTATCGCCTGCGCGAAGAGAAGCTCTCGATCTGGTTCGATCTCGTGCGCCCGGGCGTCGTGCTGCGAACGGCCTTCGAGCAGATGTTCACCACGATCCAGACCGAGACCGGCTCGACGATCATTCACGGTCGGGAGGTCTGATGGCGAGCTTCAATCAGTTCATCGGGATCGGCAACGTCGGCCGAGATCCGGACGTCAAACACACGGCATCCGGCGAGACGGTCGCGAACTTTTCGATCGCGATGAATGAGCGATGGAAAGACAAGACGACCGGCGAGATGAAAGAGCATACGGAATGGATGCGGTGTTCCGCGTTCGGCCGGACCGCTGAAGTCGTCGAGAAGTTCGTCGGGAAGGGAAAGCTCGTGCAGGTCAGCGGCTCGCTTCGCACGCGCTCGTGGACGGACAAAGAGAACACCGAACGACAGATCACGGAACTCCGCGTCTCGTCGCTCGTTCTTCTCGGCGATCGCTCCGGCGGCGAGGATCCCGGCGCGGCTCCGCGTGAAGAGCGCCCGCGCGCGGAAGCTCCGGCGCGGCAGGCAGCCCCGAAGTCGACCGGGGGCGGCTCGTCCGGCTTCGACGACTTCGAGGACGACATTCCGTTCTAGAGAGGCTCGACCATGATCTACCACGTCCCCGAGATGGCGGCCCGCTTCAACACCACGGACGCCGCGATCCGGGCTCGCCAGCGGCGACGGTCGAAGATGATCCCGCACGAACTCGCCTTCTTCCTCGGAGGCAAGCTCGCATGGGACAGCGTCGAAGTCGATCGCTGGCTCGAAGAGCAGAAGAGCCGGCGCACGAAGAGATAGCGTGCGCCGGCCCGGATTAGCCGGTTCGTGCCGAGAAACACCGGCAGCGCGCGACGGAAGTCGGCCCGTGGTTGGGCGGTTACCGATCGCTGTTCTCTTCACTCCGGAGATATCCGGGCGCGCGCATTCCCCGCTTTGAAAGGATCTCCCATGTTCGGCAACGGAAGGCAGGCATCGCAGACGGCAACCACGGGCGAGGCTGTTTGCGCCGTCGATCCGAGAATCGCCTATCTCGAAGAGCGGATCTCGAAAGCTGCGAAACGAGTAGCCGACGCGCAAGCCGCGCTTATCCTTGAACGAGACATCATCGCCGGGCTTCGGCGCGAACTCGTTTCTCTTCGGCAGCGCGCACGATGATCGTTGACGATATCGTCGAGACGTTCTCGCGTGACGTGCGAGACTTCGAGGCAGCCGACGTGATGTACGCGGCGCCGTTCGTGTGCGGTGCCTACGCTCTGGCGTTCTCCGCGACATCCGTCGCGATGCACTGGTTCTGAGATGTTCCTCTCCCCGGACGAACTTTTCGATCTCACCGGCTACCGGCGCGCAGCCGATCAGCGTCGGTGGCTCGACTTTCGCCGGTGGACGTATGAGATCCGCGGCGACGGGCGGCCCGCCGTCCTGCGCGCGCATGCCGAGATACGGCTCGGCGGCTCTCCCGAGACAGCCTGCGCCGGCACGGACGCGCCCGACTTCTCCGCGATGTAACATCCGGCGACTATGCCGCGCCCGCGCACGAACGACCTCGACCTTCCGCCCCGCATGCGCCGGAGTCATGGCGCGTTCTATCGTACGGCCGGCGGCGTCTGGCAACCGCTCGGCAAGGATCGATCCGCGGCGCTTCTGGAGTGGGCACGCCTCGAAGGCGCGCCACCGGATCCGACGCTTCTCACGATCTCGGAGGCGATCCTCCGCTTCCGGCGCGACGACCTTCCGAAGCTGAAGCCGAAGACGCAGATCGACTACGGCTACAGCCTAGCCCGGCTGGAGCGCGTCTTCGGGAAGATGCACGTCGACGCGCTGCGCCCGCTGCACGTCCGCCAGTACATCGACAAGCGCGGCGCCCCGGTGGCGGCGAACCGGGAGATCGCGGTTCTCTCGCGCGTGATGGCGCGCGCGATACAGACGGGCATGTCGGACAAGCCGAACCCGTGCCGCGACGTCGACAGGAACCCGGAGCGGCCCCGCGGCGTGCTGGTCACCGACGACATGCTCGCGCGAGTGCGCGCCGGCTGCCGGCCCGTCGTGCAGGATGCGCTCGACCTTCTGTTCCTGACCGGGCAGCGCCGAGCCGATGTTCTCTCGTGGACGCGCAGCGATGTCCGCGACGGCTATCTTCACGTCTCGCAGGGAAAGACGGGCGCACGACTTCGGATAGTGATCGAAGGCGATCTCGCGGCCGTCGTCGAGCGCTGCAAGCTGCGATCGGTCGCGGCCCGCTCGCTGTACCTCCTGTGCGCCGAAGACGGCTCTCCGCTCTCCTACGGTGCCTTGCGAGGCGACTTCGAGACAGCCCGCACGGCAGCCGGTGAGCGCTGGCAGATGCGCGACCTTCGCGCGAAGGCGGCGACCGAGAAGACGGACGACGAATCGACGGAAGCCGCACAGGATCTTCTCGGACATGCCTCGATCACGACGACGCAAGGCTATGTGCGGCGGCTTTCCGGGCGCGTGGTTCACCCGCTGAACCCGTCTGAAAGAGGCAGTAAGAGGCAAAGTTAG